AGTCCTTGCCAAGATAGTGCGTGGCGTCAACCAGTAGCAGACCGTCCGCCGCACTGTCCGAATATCTCGCAAAAAACAAACCATGATTTAACAAAACAGGTGACCGCATGAATTACAAAGGCATCCCGTACTTACAGAACAAGTTAATAGAGAAAAGGGTAAGGGTTTTACTCCGTTATTGCTATTTTGACATGAAAAACCTTACCTTTGACTTTGGAATAAGCACGCCCCCGGAGCTGAAATATTGGAATAGTGTTGTTGGGTGGTGTTCAAAGGGTGTCGAGAGCCTTGCGGATCGTCTGGAACTCATCGGCTTTCGTGATGATGTGTTCAACCTCGCCCAAATCTATGACCTCAACAACAAAGATGTGCTTTTTGACTCTGCAATCATCGGCGCACTCATCGCATCCTGTAATTTCATCTATGTTTCGGAAGATGAGAGCGGTTTTCCTCGGTTACAGGTGATTGATGCGGCAAACGCCACGGGTATCATGGATGAAACCACCGGGCTTTTGCATGAGGGCTATGCCGTTTTGGAGCGTGACGAGTACGGAAACCCCATCCGTGAGGCATATTTCACCTACGAATACACGGCCTATTATAAGGGCGGTATCTTGACCGAGTGGCGATACAATAAAGCCCCTTATCCGTGCCTTGTGCCTGTTGTTTTCCGTCCTGATAGCGTGAGGCCGTTCGGACATTCCCGGATAAGCCGTGCGTGCATGGCTAATGTCAATAGCGCACTCCGCACAATCAAACGCTCGGAAATCTCGGCAGAGTTTTACTCTTTCCCCCAGAAATGGGTAACGGGTGTTGATGCTGATAGCCAAGACCTCGATAAGTGGAAAGCCGTCATGAGTGCCATGATAAAGTTTGGACTCAACGAGGATGGTGCTGACCATGTAAAGGTGGGACAATTCACGCAACAGAGCATGACACCCCATAGCGATCAGCTCAAAATGTTTGCATCGCTCTTTGCGGGTGAGAACGGCCTCACGCTCGATGATTTGGGTTTCCCTCAAAGCAACCCGTCAAGTTATGAGGCAATCAAGGCCGCACACGAAAACTTGCGATTGACCGCCAAAAAAGCACAACGCACTTTCAACGTTGGCTTTATCAACGCCGGGTATCTGGCGGCGTGCATCCGTGACGGTTTCAAATACAACAGAACCCAACTGAACATGACCAAACCGATATGGATGCCTGTTTTCCCGGCTGATGTGTCTACGCTTGGTGCGGTTGGTGATGCAATCGGCAAGATCAACGGCGTACTTCCTGACTACATCACAGAGGAGAAGATTTTGGAGATTGCCGGGATTTAAGGAGGAGAGCATGGAGACCAAATACGCAACAGGTCAGGCGGTTTTAGTACCCGCAATCATCAGAAACGCAAGAGAAGAAAACGGCGTTATCATATACACCGTTGATTATGACAATTATGCCATCCGAGAGGATGACATCGTATTGGATGACCGGGCAAACGCTATCACATTTCAGCGTGAAATGGAGCGGTTTAATAGAGAGATTTGGCGATAAGGCAAGTGCCTTTTCGTGGCATGACAAGGGTTGCAAACCTTGGGCGATACATCCACCGTATCGCCTTTTTTCATGCCCTTATAGGTGGGGAAAGGTGGGAAAATGGCAGTTGATGTTGTGCCAGAGCTAAAGAAAGCAATAGAAACGGACTTTCGGACTAACATGGCGAAAGATGTACAGGTTAAAGCGATCACGAAACGGATCAGGGATGGAACTGCAACCCTAGTCGATGGTCACAGGTACGCAGAGCAAGCGGGAAAAAATCTTTCCAAGGCTTTGAGAAAGAACCTCACCGCAGAAACGCTCCCGGATGGGAAATTATATTACAACATCGCCAAGCGTACCGTAGAACCTACGCTCAAAAACAACTATGAACTCGTAAACAAGACGGCGGCAGAGATACAAGGGCTGATTGACCAAAAAAAGAGCATCGGCTTGAAATCCGTAAAAGCTCTTTTCCCTGATAGCCGTATCATCGGTCTGATTGACAAGATGACCGAGGATGACATAGACCTTGACGATGCTTTGACGTGGCTCGATGAACCTATCGTGAACAATTCCGAGGCATTTTTTGATGACTATGTGAAAGCCAATGCAGATTTTCGGCAATCGGTAGGAATGAAAATAACAATCAGGCGTATAACGGCATCGGGTTGTTGTGATTGGTGCGGTGATATGTCTGGAACGTATGACTATAAAACCGCACCGCCTGACATTTACAGACGGCATGAACATTGCCGTTGTGATGTGATATACGAGTCAGAGAAGAAACTTCAAAACGTTTGGAGCAAAAAGACTTTCAGTTCCGAACAAGAGTTACAAGAGCGGAGAAATACAGGGAGGTAAGAGATGGGGCGAATTGGTAACGCAACCCCCTCTTATTCCAACGTAAACTTTACCAAAACCAAAGGACAAGAGGCCATAGACCTCTATAAAAGCACCACCCAAACCCTGATGGAGTGGCAAGAGTTACAGATAAACGGCATCATGGCGGTTGATGAAACCGGGCTATGGAAGTACATGCGCTATGCAATATGCGTTTCCAGACGAAACGGCAAAGGCGAGATTCTAGCCGCCCGTGAGTTTGATGGGATCGTGAACCTAGGTGAAAAGGTCTGCCACACGGCACACCGCACCACCACATCACATGATGCGTTTGTTAGGCTTTACACCTTGCTCAAAAAAGCGGGATATGAAGAACACTCCAAAAAGAAAAAGAAGATGCCTGAAAAGTCATTTTTCGCATCAAAGCAATACGGCCTTGAACATATCGAGGTCACAGGCGGGGGCGTGATTGACTTCCGAACCCGGACGAACAACGGCGGGCTTGGTGCGGGCTTTGACTTACTCATCATAGATGAGGCGCAAGAGTACACCACCAAACAGGAAAGCGCACTCATTTACACGGTATCAGCATCAAAGAACCCACAGACAATCATGGTAGGCACACCGCCCACGGTTATCTCTGGCGGTGATGTGTTCGCAAACCTCCGAGACAAGGTTATCGAGGGGAAAGAACAAGATACCGGGTGGGCTGAATGGTCAATAGACGAACAGGCAAAAGAAATCGGCAACGTTGATTTGTGGTACAAATACAACCCGTCACTCGGTCAGATACTCACGGAAAGAAACATCCGGGCAGAACTTTCAGGCGATGAGCTTGACTTTAACATCCAAAGGCTCGGCTATTGGGTATCGTATAACCAAAAATCAGCGATTAGCGAAACCGAATGGGATGCTTTGAAGTGCAAAAAGCTCCCGGCGTTAGATGACCGCAGATATATCGGCATTAAATATGGCAGAGATGGCACAAACGTAGCCGTTTCGGTGGCAAGTAAGACCCATGACGGGCGCATCTTTGTTGAAACAATAGATTGCGTATCTGTAAGGGCGGGCAACTCATGGATTTTCAAAATCCTAGGCAATCCTCATGTTGAGAAAATAGCGATTGACGGCGCAAGCGGTCAGAACTTGCTATCAGACCAAATGAAAGATGAGGGAATAAAGAAAAGACCCGTCTTACCAACCGTCACCGAGGTTATTTCCTCAAATGCCATGTTTGAACAGGCTCTATACGGTCAGACAATATGCCACATGGGGCAAGGGTCACTCCGAACGGTAGTAACAAATTGCGAAAAGCGACTCATTGGAAGTAAAGGCGGTTTCGGGTACAAATCCATTGTTGAGGGTGCTGATATAGCAATCATGGATAGCATGATTTTAGCGCATTGGCTCTGTTCAACGGACAAGGTAAAGCAAAAAGCACAATCTATCAGTTATTAGAGAACGCCTACGGGCGTTTTTTAATAAAAATTTACGTTACTCACGGTTAAAGAGGGAGGAAAAACAAAATGGCAGAAGATTTTAAGGTAATCGAGACACAGGAGGATTTTGACAAGGCAATCAAGGAACGGCTTGCCCGGAAAGAAAAGGAACTTGCAGAAACCTACAAAGAGTATTTAAGCCCTGACAAGGCATCCTCGCTGAAAGAGGAATACGAAAAGAAACTTGCCGAGGCAAACAAAAAGCTCGATGAGGTTTCCGAAAAGCTCAAAAGTCATGATGCTATCGTGTCCGAACTTACCGACAGAGCAACAAAGGCTGAAACATCCCTGATGAAAAGCCGCATTGCCCATGAGTGTGGTGTACCGATTGAACTTGCGGAGCGTTTGGTAGGCTCTACCGAGGATGAACTCAAAAAGGATGCCGAGTCATTGGCGGCCTTTATGAAACCCGCATCCGCACCGCCCGCCAGAACAACGGAAACGCCCAAAGCAAACACAACAGATGCCGCCATGATGCAGTTATTGCAGACTATCAACGGCACACAGAATTAAGGAGGAATAAACAATATGGGTAGTACATTATCTAAAGGCTCTCTGTTTCCCGCAACACTCGCAACCGAGATGGTAAACCTCGTGAGAGGCAAATCTTCTCTGGCGAGACTTTCCGCAAGTGAGCCTCTGCCTTTCAACGGCGAAACTGTTTTCACTTTCAACTTCGATAACGAGGTGAACCTTGTAGGCGAGAACGGAGCAAAGGCAAACGGTGGCGCAACGATCGCCGCAGTAACCATGAACCCCGTAAAGGTTGAATACGGCATGAGAGTATCTGACGAGTTCAGATATGCAAGCGAGGAAGTACAGTTACAGTATCTTCGTTCTTTCACAGAGGGATTTGCTCGTAAGGTTGCTCGTGGTCTCGATATCATGGCAATGCACGGCGTAAACCCCAGAACCGGGCTGACCGCATCCGCTCTGACCAATAAGAACTTCGATGATCTCGTAACCAATGAGGTTACTTACGATGCAAGCACCCCGGATGCGAACGTAGAAAGCGCAATCGCACTCGTTGAGGCCGCAGAGCATGAAGTAACGGGCATGGCTATGTCTCCCGCTTTCAAGACCGCTCTTGCAAACATGAAACAGGGTAGCACTTCCAACGTTCCCCTGTTCCCTGAACTCGGATGGGGCAACGAGGGTTCTACTTTGAGAGGGCTTCCTATCGACACCAACCCTACCGTATCTTTCAACTCCGGTGATGACAGAGCAATCGTTGGTAACTTTGCCGACTACTTCAAGTGGGGCTACTCCAAACAGATCCCCATTGAGGTTATCGAGTATGGTAACCCTGACAACTCCGAGGACGGCGACCTGAAAGGACATAATCAGGTATACATCCGTGGCGAGGCTTACATCGGATGGGGCATCCTCGTTCCCGCCGCTTTCGCAAGAGTAGAAGATCAGACACCTACCACCTAACAAGGAGCATCTCATGAGATACAAGAATACCAAAACGGGTATCGTGTTTGAGTCAAATTGCATCATCCGGGGTGAAAACATCGAGGCTATCGAGGAAAAGCCCACAGAGGTGAACACCGAGCCTGTCAAAAAGGCTAAAGACGAACCGAAACCCAAAAAGAGAGGGCAGAAGAAATGAGCGAACCGTTTGCAACGGTCAGCGATATTATTACCCTTTGGAGACCTTTGACGAATGATGAACAGACACGGGCGGCGGCTTTGCTACCGCTCGTATCTGACGAAATCAGACAGATGGGCTACAACGTGGGGAAAGATGTTGACCAGATGAAAGCCGAACAGGAAACCTACGGGAGTTTGTTAAAGGTTGTCACCGTAGATGTGGTGAGCCGTGTTTTAAGACAGGCCACGGACGGCGATGCCATGACGCAAGAGTCACAATCTGCCCTTGGGTATTCTTGGTCTGGAACTTACGCAGTACCGGGCGGGGGAATTGCAAACGCACTCATGAAAAATGACCTCAAACGTTTGGGTTTACTCGCTCAACAAATAGGAGTCATCAGTTTATGGCAAGGATCAAAGGAATAACGGTAACCCTGTATACAGAAACCGAAACAAGTACAGACCCTTTCGGAAATCCTATCGTAACGGAGACCGGGGTAAGCGTTGACAACGTACTCATCGGCGAACCGTCAACGGATGACATCACATCGTCTGTCGAGCTTTACGGCAAACAAATAAAGTATGTTTTGGCAATTCCCAAAGGTGACACCCACGATTGGATGGATAAGCGGGTTTCGTGGGTAGATGCTTACGGCATCACTCACAACGTTAAAACGTTCGGTTTTCCCATGACAGGCGTTGAAGAAAACATCCATTATTCCATCCCTTGGCACATGAAAATGAGGTGTGAGGAGTATGGCGGCTAAGTTTGAGTTGAACCTGAAAGGCTTAAACGAACTGATGAAATCAGATGAAATGCAAAAGGTGTTAGACAATGCGGCAATCGAGATACAGAACAGGGCGGGGAGTGATTACGCACACCGTACCCACGTTGCTAATTTCGTTGCCATATCCAACGTTTACCCGAATAGCAAAAAGGCCGCCAAGGATAACTACGAAAACAACACACTCTTAAAGGCGATGAGATGATTGAGTTGACCATTTACAATTTCATATCCCAGAACACTACCGTAAAAACCTACATGGAGATACCGAAAACCCCGGCTAGTTCATTCTATGTGATTGAAAAGACCGGGAGCGGGCGGGTAAACCATGTGAACAGTTCAACGATTGTCATACAGAGTTACGCCCCGTCAATGTATGAGGCGGCAACCTTAAATGAGGCCGTAAAAGCCCTCATGCTCGGTGATGCAATCCTTGAACTTGGGGAAATCTGCAACGTGGAACTCAACACCGATTACAACTTTACTGATGAAACCGCAAAGAAATACCGCTATCAGGCGGTCTTTGATGTAACACACTATTAAAATGGGAGGATAGATATAATGGCTAACAATGCACAGAACGTTTCCGTTGGTAAGCCGAAAGTTGCGGGTGCGATCCACGTTGCCCCTGTTGGAACTTCTCTGCCTACCGATGCAACAACCGCACTCGGAGCGGGTTTTAGTCAGCTCGGCTATGTTTCTGATGCGGGCTTGACCAACGGCACAAACCTTGAAGTTTCCAAAATCAAGGCTTGGGGCGGTGATACTGTTCTCGTTGTGCAGACTTCCAAAGAGGACACTTTCAAATTTGTTCTTTTGGAAACCTTACGCAAAGAGGTAGCACAGTTCGTCTACGGCGCATCCAACGTAACGGGAGACATCAGCACCGGGCTTACCATTAAGGCAAACAACGGAGAGGTTGACGAGGTTTCCATCGTCATTGACATGATTATGCGTGGCGATGTTGCAAAGCGTATCGTCATTCCTGATTGCAAAGTTTCCGCAGTAGGAGACATCGTTTACAAGGATGATGAGGCTATCGGCTATGACACAACCGTAGATTGCATCCCGGATGCAAGCGGAAACACTCACTACGAGTATCTTATCGATCAGAGTCCTAGCACTTAAAACACAGGGGGTCACAACATGAACATTAAAACAAAGAGCGGGTTTAAGATTGACATAAACCCGGACAAGGCGAAAGATTGGCGTTTTGTTAAGGCTCTGGCGAAAGCTGAAAGCCCCAACGAGGGAACGCAGATAATCGGATTGACGGAGGCCGTCACAATTCTTTTGGGAGAGGACGGAGAGCAAGCACTTTGCAGACACGTTGAAAAGAACGGCGTTGCGGTGGCAGAGGACATCATCAGAGAAGTAAAAGAGATCATTGATGCTTGCGGTGAAGAAGTAAAAAAATAACGTACCTTATCGGCATGATAGCAACCGATAGGGATGCGCTGATATGTGACCTTGCGGAGACTTACCACATATACGATATGACGGCTTTTGCGCCTGATTATATCGCAATATTGGCGGTTGGTCTCCGTAATGACTCACGGATAAAAAGAAAACTATCCGGGTTAGATGTTGATATAAATACTCTGTTATTGGCACATATCGTAGACAATACGGCTATCAATGTATGGTTTAAGACCGAGGACGGGCACAAAGGAAGAAACCGCCCGCAATCCATGGTAAAAAACCTCACGAAATCAGATAACAACGCCGGGGAAGTACAGAAGTACAGAACGGGCGATGATTTTATGAAAGAGTGGGAGCGGATAAATGGCAACAGAAATCGGCAAAGCGTATGTGCAGATAGTACCTAAAGCAGAGGGTATAAGTGGCTCTATTTCATCCGTTCTCGATGGAGAGAGCGAAAAAGCGGGCAAAAGTGCCGGGTTGAGTTTGGCTAGTGGCATGGGATCGGCTCTGAAAGGTGCGACATCACTAATCACGGCGGGAACGGCTCTTTTTACCGGGGCGGTTGTTAAAGGCACATCAGATGTGGCGGCCTACGGTGACAATATAGATAAAATGTCACAAAAGATGGGGCTTTCCGCACAGGCATATCAGGAATGGGATGCCGTGATGCAACATTCTGGCACATCCATGGAGGCCATGAAAGCCTCTATGAAAACCCTAGCGAACGCCGCCCAGACCAATAGCAAGGCTTTTGAAGAATTAGGGATAACGCAAGAGCAAATTGCGGGTATGTCACAAGAGCAACTTTTTGAGGCAACGATATCCGCACTTCAAAACGTGGAAGATACCACAACACGCACATACCTTGCAGGAAAGACCCTCGGCAGAGGTGCAACAGAACTCGGCGCACTACTCAACACATCAGCAGAGGACACACAGGCGATGCGTGACAGGGTGCGAGAGCTTGGCGGTGTAATGTCTGACGATGCCGTTAAAGCGGCGGCGGCTTTTCAAGACAATATGCAAGACCTCAAAACGGCAATCGGTGGCGTAAGCCGTAACATGATGAGTCAGTTATTGCCTAGCATGAATACCATTCTTGCGGGCTTTACTTCTCTGATTGCGGGCGAGGAGGGCGCAACCGAGCAATTAAGTCAGGGATTTGGCGAACTGTTTACATCCTTGGACGGAATCGCAAAAAGCATCGTTTCGGCGATCACGGACATAATGCCCGGTATCATCAACGGACTTGCAGAGGTATTGCCCGAAATGATAAGCATGGCAACATCGCTCATCGTTTCTTTAGCGGATGCCCTTGTAAATGCCTTGCCTACGTTTTTAACAACCGTTATCCCGGCTCTTGCAGAGGCGGCAATACAAATCGTGGTTTCACTTGGCGATGCAATCATAAACGTCGCCCCAAACCTTGTAAATGCGGGCGTTTCCCTCATGGAAACACTCAAAAGCTCATTTAATCTGTCTGAAATGATTGAAAAAGGACAGGAAACCGTCAAGAGTGTTTTGGATGGCATCACCACAAAACTACCTGATGTATTAAGCAAGGGCGTTGAGATAATAACAAACGTTGTGAACGGCATTTTATCGAGTTTGCCCGAAATCATCCGTAGTGTAACGGAAATGATAAGAACTTTTGTGGGGTTCTTATCACAGAACGCACCTACAATCATCAAAAGCGGTATGGAATTGCTCATGAACGTGGTGCAAGGCATCCTCGATAATCTCCCGGAAATCATATCGGCAACGGTGGAACTCATCGGCGTTCTGTTACAGACAATCGTTGAGAACTTGCCCCAGATTATCGAAATGGGCTTTGAACTCGTCACACAGTTAGTTGTGGGGCTTATCAATGCACTCCCCGACCTGATAGCGGGAGTGTGGCAGTTAATCACGGGCATTGTAGACACCTTTGCAAATGTGGATTGGGTTTCCGTTGGTACGAACATGATACAGGGCGTGATAAACGGTATCAAATCCATGGCGGGTGCTATCTGGGAGGCCGCTAAAGGCGTGGCAGAAAGCGCATTTAACGCCGCCAAATCTGCCTTAGGTATCGCATCCCCCGCTAAAAAGGGTATCTTTATCGGTGAAATGCTCGATGAGGGTTTCGCACTCGGCGTGGAAAACAAGATGGGTCTTGTTGATGATGCGGTGAGCGAGCTTGCCGATACCTCCGTGAGTACCCTGACCGTTGCGAACTCCACGGAGTTTAACGGCGGGAACGCCTCTAATAATTGGGAATACCTTTTCGCAATCCTCGGCAAGTATCTCCCCGAAATCTCCGAACGTGAGGGCATCAACGTAAACGATTTGTATAACGGCCTAAACAGGCAGTTAGGATGGGCGGTACAATGAGAAAATTTACTCTGATAAATGCAAACGGCACTACCTATGACATTACTGTTAAGGGTAGTGCCTTTTTTTATAATGTGGATGGTCTTGGATATGAAAGGAAGATGACCTTTCAGCAAATATCCGAACAGTTTGCTTTGCTAGAGGATAAAGGAAACCAACAGACCATCACGGGTACGGTGCGGTTCTGGCAACCGAACGCAGAACAGAAATATTTTGAATTTTATAAGTTCTGCAAGATGTCACCACTCAAGATGAAGTATGACCCCGGACACGGAGTATACAACCGAAACGGATATGTCAGATCTATTGCACGGGGAGACGGCACAGGGGATGCGTTGACCGTCACAATTGAGTTTTTGTGTACTTCTCCATGGTATCGTACTTTCTCCGCTTTCAATAACGGGGAAATCTCAGGCGGTAAAACATACAATTACTCGTATGACTACACATACACAGAGGCAACCCCCGGAAGTGTGATTATCGACTCTGACAGTATGATGACCAACCCCTGTAAACTGACCATTTACGGCGAGGCAATAAATCCCTCATGGAGTCATTACGTGAATGGTAAGCTCGTGACCACGGGCAAGATAAACGCCACCATAAACGAGAACAGGCGGGTAGTGATCGACACCACCACAACCCCGTGGAGAATTATCCAGACGGATAACCTTGGCAACTTCGTTTCTGACCTTTACCAACTCTCTGACTTTTCCACGGATAGATTTATCCAAATAAGGAACGGGCGAAACGTTATCTCTGTCACGGATGACGGCGTGGAGGACTTGAATGTGGGCGTGGAGGCATTGATAGGCTATGACACCGTATAACATTGAAATATTCCACCCGGATTTTACTTTGGTGCAACATTACACCGTGGGGGAGGTTTCCTACCTATATGACTACTTATCCATGGAGGAGTCCTCTGTCGTTCTTCCATTTAATACGGAAGTGAGACAGGGCGATTATATTTATCTCCGTGGTGAGATGGACTATTTTGGCGTGATAAGTGCTATTTCCGTGGATAACGTGTCCGTTGGGTTCTCTGAGGTCAGATACAAGCCTTTTACTTCATTATTTACAGAAAAGGTCTTGTTTGATACCAACTTGCAGAACTCCACCACCACGCTAGAGAACGCCCTGAAAGCCATTTTAACGGCGTATTTTATCTCTAACGCAGATACATCACAGAACATACAAGGGCTTACTGTTACCACCATCTCCGCAACCTCTGGATGGGGTTTCAACATCAAATCCGATGCAGAGGGCGCACACACCGCCATGGTCTACCTATATGACACACTTATTACACGGGCGATGAGCAAATATAGGGTAGGGCTTTACGTTACCCCGAACATTGAAAGCCAAACCATAACCGTTGAAATCGGGGTGAAGTCGAACACGATCCAGACCATTGAGGCAGACTTGCCGAACGTAATCACGAGGCAGATAAACATAAAAGAGACAGAGCAGAGTTTTAATAAACTCTATGTCTACTCCGAGGACTTTACATCAAATCGGATTTACTACCTACACTCCGATGGGACTTACGATACCTCAAACACGGACAGGCTGACCCCAGTTCTCTACGAAATGAAAACGGCAAAGCCCCAGAGCGGTGAGACCTTTATACAGGCCGCCGACAAAGTGGCAAGCGGAGTATTTGAGGAGGGAGCGTATAACAATCTCATAGAGATAACCGTGCGGAATGATGATGACCTTGTGATGCCCTCAGGCTTTACCATCGGTCAGGAGGTACACATCATCTCAAACGGCACGGAGTACACATCCCTTTTCACGGGAATGTTACGGAACGGGACAACAAAGCTGATTTTCGGCACGATACGGCTAGACTTAACGAAAATACTGAAAGGAGTATTACAGAATGGCTAACATTACACTTGTAACCGCAAGCGGGTCAACGGTAACCCCCAAGGATGACGGGCTTATTTACGAGGTCTTTTCTCCCGGTAACGGCCTTATCTATGGCGGGGTGGTTTCCATCAAAGACAGTTCCACCTTACACAT